TATTGCCATTATTTTCTAAATGCCTCTACTTCCGCATCAGTTAAACCTAATGCTTTTAATTTATTAATTGCTGATTGTTTAGCTTGTTCTATAGCAACTTTTGCATCTTTTAATTCTTGTATCTTTGCATTTATTTCTGCTTCAGTAGGTTTTGTAATTGAACTGTCATGTACAATAATATTTTCATAAGCCATTCTTTCAGTTCCAGTATAATCTTTTTTAAAACCAAACCATTGTCCAATGTGCATATTAGCTAATGCTTTATTTAGCCATTCTTGTTCTGTCATCTTATGTATCTCCTAATCTAATAAATGTCATGTGTGTATCATTAAGTGTACTGCTTCCTCTTATTGTAGCTGTTCCATCTGGTGCTACTGCAAATTTAACTTTAACATTTGAAGTATCAGTAACATCTATTAATGATTGTGTTATAGAATTTCCACCTGCATCATTTGATAAAGTTTGTTGTAAAAACATTCCATTATGAGCAATTTTAGTATAAGTTGAATTATTAATTGTTACATAAATTTCTGACCTAACAAATCTAATATCTCCATTTTTTTCTATACCAGAAGTAAAATTTACAAGATAAATTCCAGTTGAAGGAAAAGTAAAAATACCAGAACTTTCTGTCATTCCTGTTCCTAAAGTACCTTGACCAGAAGTATCAACTCTTTCTAAATTTGAAGTAATGTCTGTTGTACTAGTAGCTGAAAAAGATGTAGTTAATCTCCATTGGTCAGCAACTGTTAAACCAGAAACAACAGTAGTAAAAGTATTATCACCTCTTAGAAATGTTGTGCTGTCTTTTGTGCCAGTAGCAGATAGTTGAGATATACCTACTGAACCAGCAGGTGGATTAACTGTTTGCACAGCTTTACCTAAAAAGATTGCATACATATCATCACTAGCAGAAGTAGCAGAAGTTAAAGTTAAACTTGTGCCACTAGCAGTATATGCAGTTGTAGGTTCTTGTCTTACAAAGTTAATGAATAATGCAATTTCGTTTTCATTGGTTACAGGATAATCAAGTACATATGAAGTAGTCGCACTTGTAGTAAAGTCTTGTTTAGCAAAACTTGTGTAACTTAATGCTGGTTGATTACCTAAATACATTTATGCAACATCTTCCAAAGTTGAGATAATAACGTCTGCAATACCAGAAGCATTATCAGATTTTACTTTTACAGAACCACCATTTGGAATAATTACTTTTCCAGAAATTACTTCTAATGAAGATCCTACAGGTACTGGAGCTTGTTTAACAATGTATCTGTCATTTGATCCATCATTTAAAACAACATCTATTAAAATAGATGATGTACCTGTATTAGATATTAAACATCCAATCATTACTTGTTTATTAGATGTAGTAGTTTTAACTGTTGTTAAAGTAGCATCAGTTAAACTAGCGGTTGTTGAATTAAAATTGTTTGCCATAATTTCTCCCTATTATCCTAAAGCAATAGCAAATGGAATACTATTGTCAGGTAAATTTGTTAAATTACTACCATCTACAGCAGGTAGTTGTGCTGATCCGTCTAATTGTACTATGTTATTAGCTGAAGTTCCAACATTTAAAGTAGCAGCAGTTCCTAATCCTGTAATTTTAGAATTATCAATTGCATTAACAGCTAAGTTAATAGTTCCTGAAGAAGTGATTGGTGAACCTGTTACTGTAAATTCTGAAGCACCTGCATCAGCTACCGCTACTTGCGTAACTGTTCCACCAGAAGATGGAAATACTTGTGTAAAGGTAATATCTGAAACACCTAGAGTTGCAGAAGTATCAGTTGTGCAAAGGTATAAATCATCACCATTTGCTGTACCTTCCTGGACTACTACAATCTGTCCAGCTAATTCTGCTATAGTATCGTAATCTGCATTTCTTGTAGCTGTTCCACTTGCCACAACATCATAGATACCATTATCACTAGCCGATGTTTGGTTTTTAACTAAAACTTTATTACCTGTAACTAATGTAATACCGTCTAATGTATCACCATTTTGAAGATCAGCAGTTAAATCAATATTAGCAGTTGTTGCTACTCTAGTAATAATTCTAGTTTTTAATCCTGCTACTAAATTATCTACATACGTTTTGGTAGCTGCGTCTGAACCTGCACTAGGACTTCCTAATCCTGTTACTGCTCCACCTGTGATAGAAACATTGTTTGCGTTTTGAATTGCAATTGTTCCTAATCCTAAAGTTGTTCTTTGTGCAGAAGCATCAGCATCATCTAATAATGCTTTACCAGCAGTTGTTAAATCATAAGTTCCTGCTGTGCCTGAACCTGTAAATTGAATACCTTTGTTAGCTGCTGAAGTTAATCCTGCAATAGCTTGTAGTTCTGCATCATATGCTTGTACATCTGTTCCAATTGCTACACCTAAATTAGTTCTAGCAGTTGAGGCAGAAGTTAAATCAGATAAGTTATTTGCTTTAACAAGTTTAGCATCTAATTGAGTTTGAATAGCAGAAGTAACACCATCTAAATATTTAAATTCTGTATTGGTAACTGTTCCATCATGGATTTTAGTTGCATCAATTGCAGCACTAGCATTGATGTCAGCATTAACAATTGTTCCGTCTGCAATCTTAGCACTTGTTACAGCACTATCATTAATTTTAGCAGTTGTGATTTGTGAGTCTGCAATATGTTGAGTATCAATAGAACCATCCACATAATGCTCTGAGTCTATACTGTCGTCAGCAATCTTAGAACCATTTACAGCATCTGCTGCTATTTTTGCAGTAGTAACACTTCCATCTGCTAATGTAGCTGTACCAACTACTCCTTCTGGAATAGAATTATTCGTTGCTGATAAAGCTGCTACATAAATTTCTAATGCTTCATTTTGAATTGCACCACTATCTAAAGTTACATTAACAGTTGTGTCTGTTGAAAATGAAGATGAACTAATTGTTCCGTAAATAGTTCCTGTAGTAGAACCTACAATTTTAACTCTACGGTTAGCATGGTAAAATGCTGTTACATCTACACCTGCAATACTAAATGAAGTTGCTGAAACATAAGCAGAAGTATAAGCTGCACTTCCATCTCCATAAATAACCCATTGTGAATCATTATACCAATCTCTGGTATTTTTCATTAATGCTCTAATTGCATTATTCAAATTAGAAGGTAACATACCTTCTGCTGTAGAAATTCCGTTTAAAGATGTATTATCTGCCTGAGTTGTTGAATAATCTTTAATTCCTGCCATGTTTGCTCCTTAACCTATAAACCATGCAAAAACTTTATCGGTTTCCACATTGTTTTTATTAATTAAACTATTAACTGATTCTTCCAATTGTCGTTGAAAAAATTCTTGTGTTTCAAAACTGTATCTAACATTATCTATATCTTTTTCAATAACTTCGTTTGCCATTATCTAAGACTCCCTTGACTTGCTACAAAATCAACACCTTGAGCATGAGTAAATACTTGTCCTGAAGGTATTTTAACATTAGCTCTTACATATCTACCAGAAGCTCTGATGGGATTCAAACCATTAGAGTTCATAGAGGCATAAGATGTTTGAACAGGATCATCAGTTAAACGATCTCTAGTTTTAATAGATACTGTAGCTTGTGCATCTACAATCGGTCTAACCGCTTGAATATTGGTTCTTGAACCTTTTGCCAATTCTATTTCTGATGTTTCAATTTCTATTTCGTTTTGTGTTCCTGAGAAAATAGCTGCATTATAATTAGAATCAATTGCACCTAAATATCTTTGTCCACCATTCCAAAAATCTGTATCTAATGCAATATTAATATTTTCTAAATTTTCTGAAATAATATCCATTAGTTCTACAGTATAAGCTCCCACAAACTGTGAAAAAATAAATGAAGCACTTGCTTCAGATAAAGACCATTTTTGGGTAGCATAATTATAAATTAAAATTCTATCACAAATACCTGTTGTGTTATTAGTATTTTGTGCAGATGGATATAACCACATAGCTAACTGATTAAATGGATCAGTTGTTGCTACAATCCTATCTGTAAATGCTTTGTTTAAATCAAGGTCAAAAAATCTATTTACTTTTTCTGCACCAATAGGAATAATTTGATCTCCATTAATTTGGAAAAAACCATCGTCTGCATAAAAGAATACTTGTCTATTATC